GGATTCGTCAAGCAGACTATTATCCACGTGGCGCAGCGAGTATACTTGACGTTATACACGCAAAGGTGCTACGTATGTCAAGCGTTCTTGAAGCCATGGAAAATGATCCAAATTACACTCCAAACTTTGAAAGTATTGAAGACAGCGGCAAGGATCTAATTAACTATGGCAGCTTTCTCGTTGCATGGTGTCGTGGTGGAATTGATGGTCAGGATCCGGATCGTGACTTTTTAAATAGACGTAAGCAAGAAACACAAGCATGAGAATACTAATTACTGGTTGTAATAAAGCACAATGTACATATGACTTTTATCTGCAACAACAATTGCAGGTTGCGATGTGTCAATATAGTTTGCCACGAGTGCTTCGTGATATGGGTCATATCGTTGATATGCGTCCTACTATTATTGGCGAAAGTTTAGATGAATATGATGAGGTGTTTGTGTTTTTACACAACCCTGCCGGGTTTGCCGGGTTTGTCTATAATGCACTTTGGGCAATATCACGTCATCCAAATTGTATTTTTGCTTTTGATGATTGGCAAACCGATAGTATTTTCTCTGGAATCACTTCGCTGAGCGATCCAACTAAGTTATTTAGAAAATTTGTTGTAGACAGTCATACTAATATTCCAAGTGATATTGAAACGCATGCAGATGTATTTCTTCAAGCAATTGAAAAGATAAAGAGCAAAACAAACAGAATGTGTATGCCCGCCTTTGCTGGTGGTGACCTAAGTCTATTATTAGACTGGCCAAAAGAATTGCTATTTGGATACAACCCAAATCCATATCACTTAAATCGCCAAGCAACACCAGCTCTCTTTCCTGAGCCAAAACAGCGAGTGTTTAATTTTGCTGGACTAGTCCAAGACAAGACTAAAAAATGGTTGGCAAAACAGGGAGTAGAATCAACAGATTGGCCTCTAAAGCAATATGGCTCTCGTAAAGATGGCCAAGACAGAGTTGTTGAAAGCGAAATGATGAATGTCTATGCATCACAATGGGGCATACTTATGCCTGGATATTTCCACGCCGGATCTGGATGGTGGAGAGCACGACCTCTACAAATTGCTGACGTAGAGTCAATTCTTATTGGTGAACCTAAAGAAATGATGTTGTATTATCGTGACGAGAGCCTTGCAAACATTCGAGCATCTGACATCGCGACTCTATCAGACTCTAAATTGACTGAAATTGCTATCGCACAACGAGAAGCGATTTATCGCAATCATCCGCTCAATAAAGAAGTCACACGTCAAGAATTAAATGCAGTACTAAATGCATAATTTCTTGTTTACTTTACACAAAAACAATATATAATATATCAAAGGAAAAATAAACTATGTCATCTGTACTTGAAAAATTAAAAAAGAATTGCAGAATTAAAGAAGCTGATGTCCTTGCTGACAGCGACTTTTATTCTGAAAAAGACGTTACATCTACATCTGTGCCAATGGTCAACGTTGCTCTAAGTGGCAGTATTGATGGTGGTCTGACGAGTGGTCTTACTGTACTTGCCGGCCCATCAAAGCACTTTAAGACGAGCTTTGCATTGCTTATGGCAGGTGCATACCTTAAAAAACATACCGACGCGTGTCTTATGTTTTATGACAGCGAATTTGGTTCTCCTCAGCAATACTTTGAAAGCTTTGGAATTGACACTTCGCGAGTGCTGCATATTCCAATTAAAAACATTGAAGAACTTAAGTTTGATATTGTTAATCAACTTGAGCAGATGGATCGCAAAGATAAAGTAATTATTGTTATTGACAGTGTTGGTAATCTTGCAAGTAAGAAGGAATTGGAAGATGCGATGAATGAAAAGAGTGTTGCCGATATGACTCGCGCTAAAGCTCTTAAAGGATTGTTTCGTATGGTAACCCCCTACCTGACAATGAAAAACATTCCACTTCTTGCAATCAATCATACCTATCAGACTCAAGAAATGTTTAGCAAGGCTGTGGTGAGCGGTGGGTGCTTTGAAGAAGGAACACTCGTTCGTCTTGCTGACGGTAACAATAAACCAATTAATGAAATTGTGGTTGGTGATCTTGTGATCACTCGTGATGGGGTGCGAGATGTCACTCATACTTGGGATCCGGATACTCTTTTGGAAGGAGAGCCTGAGTGCTATGAATTGGAATTTGAAGATGGGCATAAGGTTGTTTGTTCTGACACCCACCCATTTGCTGTTAATGGTCAGTGGGTTCAAGCGCAGGATCTTACCATTGGTATCGAATGTGATATTATTTAAAAAAATATAGTCCATATATTATCCGTTGTATAAATAGATAATATATGGACCACATTAAAGTATACAATAATTTAATTCAAAAAAGAAAGGATTTTCCATTAGATTCTAATGAATATGGAGAAAATCATCACATAATACCAAAATGTTTAGGCGGGACTGATGATAAATCTAACATTATTAGATTATCTTTTCGAGAACATTTTTTAGCTCATCATTTATTGTGGAAACATTATAGAACATCTAAACTTGCGCATGCATTTTTTTCAATATTAAGATGCAGCGAAGGCCAAAAAAGAAATATAACCGCTAGACAATATGAAACCGCTAAGCAAGCTCATGTTGAAGCATTAAGAGAAACTATGAAAGGTTCTGGTAATAATTTTTTTGGTAAAAAGCACACAGATGAAACCAAAATGAAAATTGCGGAAAAAAATTCAGGACGGATTTGTACCGAAGAACATAAAAAATTAGTTTCATCCTTATTTCTAGGCATTCCTAAATCAGAAGAACAGAAAAAGAAAATGGGAAGAAAGGGCATGATAATGCTCAAAAATATTCATACAAATGAAACAATTCGCATTTACAAAGCAGATTTAATATTGTATAATACAGACGTATGGATTAATCCATATTCATTGTCAGTAAAAATAAATGGAGAACGATACGAATGCAAATACTGCGGATTAAAAACAGCTAATAAAGCTAATATTTTTCGTTGGCATAATAATAACTGTAAATATAAGGAAACAGGAATTTATATCGATTCGTCACAGATAAGAAAAACTGATAAAAAAACAATCGCGATTACAATAAATGGAAAAGAATACAGATCATTACGTCAAGCACAACTTGATTTAAATTTAACGAAGCATCAAATTAGAAAAATATATAATGAAACTAAAATCAATAACTAAAGTAGGTAAGAAAAAAGTCTATGATATAACCGTTGCGGGAAATCATGAATATGTTCTTAGTAATGGACTTGTAGTATCAAATACTGGAATTATGTATAGCGCTGACAATGTTTGGATTATTGGCCGTCAGCAAGATAAAGATGGCACTGAAATCCAAGGTTATCACTTTATTATTAATGTTGAAAAGTCTCGGTTTGTCAAAGAAAAGAGCAAGATTCCAATCAGCGTTAGTTGGGAAGGTGGAGTTCAAAAATGGAGTGGGTTGCTTGATATTGCGCTTGAAGGCGGTTTCGTAGTCAAGCCTAAAAATGGCTGGTATACTGCATACGATCCAGCGACAAAAACTGAACTTACAGGAAACCTTCGCGCAGCACAAACGCTGACAAAAGAATTTTGGGAGACTATCTTTACAAAGACAACATTTGCCTCACATATCAAACAAAAGTATACAATTGGTCTGCGAGACATGATTGATGGCGGTTCAGACCCAATTGTAGAAGACGAAGAAGTCTGATATGAAGACTTTGGCGGACTATATACTTCTATTAAAAGGCGCGATGCCGCTTGATATGTGCGAGGCATTGATTGCGAGATATGATTCAATATCAAAAAATGATCCTTTAAAGGTACATCGTAAAAATAAAATCCTTGATTTTGAAGAGATTAACATGCTTGATCATCCTGGATTTGAAGAGTTTAGGGTTCCAATGATGACGTTGATGAGAGCAGTCAATAAACACTATCTTGAAAAAACGTGTAATATTTTAAAGGATCGTTTACCGTGTTATGAACCTCTACAAGATTTTGAGGCGCCACGAATAAAACGTTATGAGCCTGGAACTGGGCTCTTTGATTGGCACACTGATCATTGTGATGTTCCATCAAGTAAACGTGCAGTTGTAATGTTTTGGTATCTTAACGACGTTGCAGAAGGAGGTGAAACGTTATTTGATATTGGCACAGAAATTGCAATAAAACCTGAAGCTGGTAATGTGCTCTGTTTTCCACCCTATTATATGTATCCACATAAGGGTGCAACTCCAATCTCTAACCCAAAGTATGTAATTTCATCATATGTCTGGCTTCCACAGAAGTATGGAAATTCTTGCGATTAAAATTTATGCCGAGCGAAATATCTGACTATATATTTGTAGATGATCCTGCAAATGACAAAGTGTATGCAATACGACTTGTTAGTGGGCCGTATGTAGATACCATCTATAAGTATGCAAATATAAAAATAAATGAAGACGCAGAAAAAGAAATGTGTACATTATCGTATGCATATAATATAATGTCTACTCCAACTGGATGCGATAAAGAAACATTGCATTCTGATGCAGATTTTAAAAACTATATCGGAGACGTATTATCTGATATACTTTCAAACCAAGAATATAAAATAGGAAACCATGGAGAATAATCTTCAAGACATCATAATTAAAAATCTAGTCAATAACGAAGCATTTTGTCGTAAAACCCTACCACACCTAAAACCAGAATATTTTGAAGGACATCATAAGGCGATATATGGTCTTATATTGCAGTTTATAACAAAGTATAATAAACTCCCAAATTCATCATCGTTAGCAATTGAATTTCAACAGTCCGAACATACTCGTCGTACAGACGCAGGCGCAATTGCACAATCAATCTCAACGTTAAATGAAAATTTTTCAGTTGAGCATGAATGGTTACTTGTTCAAACCGAAAAGTGGTGTAAAGATCGAGCAGTTCATCTTGCTATTATTGAAGCAGTTTCTATTATTGATGGCAAGTCTCCTGACAAAGCAGAAGGAGCAATTCCAAGTATACTTAGTAAGGCGCTAAGCGTAACATTTGATACAAACGTTGGGCATGATTATCTTGAAAACGTAGATGGTCGCTATGAGTTTTATCACAAGACAGAAGATAAAATTCCCTTTGACTTGGATATGTTTAATACAATTACTGGCGGAGGCATTCCACGTAAGACGCTAAACATTATTCTCGCTGGTACAGGTTGCGGCAAGAGTTTAGGCATGTGTCACATGGCTGCTGCTGCTCTTGCCCAAGGGCGAAATGTCTTGTATATTACTCTTGAAATGGCAGAAGAGCGTATTGCAGAACGTATTGATGCTAATTTGCTTGATATACGAATTGATAAAATCAAAGACCTGTCTCAACGCGAATTTCATTCTCGTGTAGAGGACATCTCTAAACGCACTCATGGAAAACTTATTGTGAAGGAATATCCAACTGCAGCGGCACATGTTGGTCACTTTAGAGCACTGCTGCTCGAATTAAAACTTAAAAAGAAGTTTGAACCCGATATCATATATGTAGATTATCTTAATATTTGTGCGTCTTCACGTGTTAAAGGATTAAGTGGTAGCATCAACACCTATAGTTTTATCAAGAGTATTGCTGAGGAGCTTCGTGGTCTTGCTGTAGAGTTTAATGTTCCAATCTGGAGTGCCACTCAGGTCACTCGCGGAGGATTTAATAATTCAGATGTAGAAATTACTGACACCTCAGAATCGTTTGGACTTCCCGCAACGGCCGATTTGATGCTTGCATTTATTCGAACTGAACAACTTGACAAAATGAATCAGATTATGGTTAAGCAACTCAAGAATCGTTATAATGATCCAACAAGCAATAAACGATTTACTATTGGAATTGATCTTTCCAAGATGAGACTATATGATATTTCAGATCCTATGGCAAATATTACCAATGATGGTGATAGTTCTCCAGTAGTAAGCACTCCATTTAATAGTCAACGAAAAAATAGAGATTATAGTGACATAAAGGTGTAATTTTATAAATAATACAAATATTATTATAAATAGCTTATATGTCAAAACTAACCGAATTTAAACGTTACCTAACAGAGGCGCTCTCTACATCATCTGTAGAAAAAGCAGCATTCATCATTCAACGCTACCTTAAGAAAAAGACTGGTACTACATTTTTTAAATATCCTGGATTAGAAAAATACAAGAATTCTAATGGCACTGGTTTTGGACTACGTCTCTATACTACAAAGCGCAACCAAAGTATTCGTTTTAACTGGACTCAAAGCTCGCTCGCTGGTCTAAATAACTTAACATCTATTGATTACTGGAATGGTAAGAGCCCAACTCCATTTCATATTGAATTTGATCAGAGTGTCTCTCTTGTAAAGACATTGCCAATTGTTGCTGATATTATAATTGCAGGCACTGTTGAACTTGGCAAGATTATGTCTATGCCTGACGAGGTGCCACTCTATGAAGGAGTGCTAAATGAAGCACGTAGCAGTCATGACTTTGAAGCTATTTTTGATGAGATTGCTGACTATCTTGTTGACCCAAACTTTGTAAAAAGTAAGATTTACAGCATGTACGGCATTCCTGGAGTCAAGATTTTTGACGCTCTTTCGGCAGCATATCCAAACTATATTGAAAAGCAAGGCATCAAGTATGTTTGGGTCGGCAAGGCAAAAGACTTAAAACAAATCAAAGCTGAAAAGGGAAAGATTATGGCTCGTATTGGAGTCGTAGCCGGTGTCGTTTCTAAAGGTGCTGCTAAAGAAAAATACAGTTATTCTCCGGAAGTAGAACAAATTGAAGCAGATCGTGAGCGCCTATCATTTGAAGCTCAGCTAAAAGATCTTGAAAACCTAGTTAAACTCACTGTTAGCGGCGCATCAAATGCGCTCTTTGTTTCTGGTAAGGGTGGAGTTGGTAAAACTCATACAACTGAAAAGATACTTGCTGATATGGGACTGCGCGATGGCAATGGTTATTTTAAAAATACCGGTTCCGCAAGTGCTGCTGGTCTCTATTCATTGTTGTTCCGTTACAAAAATGATATTGTTTTCTTTGATGACAGTGACGACGCACTTGGCGATCAGGAAGCTCGTAACCTATTAAAGGCTGCTACTGACACCAAAAAGATTCGTAAACTTGTTTGGAATAAAATGGGTAAAAATGTTGTCGATCCTGAAAACGACATGAGCGACGATGAAATTATCGATCAAGGATTGATTCCACGCTATTTCGAATTTACTGGTAAAATTATCTTTATCTCAAACCTTAACCTTGACAAACTTGATCCAGATGGTGCACTACGTACACGTGCTTTTATCATCAACATCGATCCTACTGAAGTTGAAATCTATGACTTTATGGAAAAGATTGTAGGAGATATGAAGCTTGAAGACGGTCTTTCACTTGATCAAAAAGCTCGTTTGCATGTTGTTGATTTGCTTCGTAAAGGCAAAAGCAAACAGAGTGCTAACCTTCGTAAACTATCACGCGGCTTAAATATGGCAGCAGGCGCACTTGCTGCCGGCGTTGAAGTATCTGATGGTGACCTTGCTCGTATGATCGAGTCCTACGCTACTCCATTACTTGGATTTTTTGCAATTAGTCTTGCTGCTCTTCACGTTGCTTCTTCAGTTTTTTGCTAAACTTTAGATTTAATCCTAAAACCCAACCTTTATTTAAAAAGGTATCAAGTTCATTGCTTGATACCTTTTTATTTTGTTCTAAAGATAAATTGTGAATATACCTAGTTCCTTTCATAAAATTAGCTGTCTTGATCGACATATTTTTACGATATGATTCGTCTTTCCATCTTTCTTTAGATGTTTCTGATGTACGTAATATTTTATCTGGTCTATTTGCACTAATTTTAGTTGCAGCACTTAATTTTTCCTTGTATTTTTCAGTTTTTTGTACTTCTCGTAATTTTTCTTTATGTTCTGGATTATCCCAAAACTTTGAAAATGATCTTTCTAAAACTTTTTGTCTATATTCCTCATTTTCCCATAAAACTTTACTTCCGTTACTAGTATTTCCTCTTCCCCCTTCTTTAATATTATATGTGTCAGATCTTTTGACAAATTCTTCATTTACTGTTCTGCGTTCAGCATCAAACATTTCTTCTGAAGAATTAAAAAATTCAAGGATTTCTTTTTTAAATATATTCTTTCCGTATTTTTTAATAGCATATATTAAACGTTTACCAGACCCAAAGTAACCATCATTTAAATCTGCTGTGCTATGAACACCAATATAGATATTATTA